TTTATCTTTGCGCTTATTTTGTCTATCGCTTCAAATTTTACGCTGTAATCAAACATCACTGCCCCTTATTTTGCTTGTTTCGCCTGTTCACGGCTTAACTTTTCAACTTTCTTTTTTAAACTCATAAAGTCTAAAATATCAACTTTTGTGGTTAAGTGGAAATAATCCACCGCCCCATTCATAAAATATGCAATGTCAAATGCTATTTGCTCATACTGTTCATGCGTTGGGTAATTTTTGGTAACAAAAAATGTTTCAAAACCTCTTTGCACAAATCATCTAAATCCTCAATGCTCATTTCATTTTGCAATTCTTCCGAAAGGGTTAAATCACCAATTGTTGCAAAATCTTTCAGTGTTTCAAGTACCTCATCAAAAAGCTTTTCACTGCTCCCCGTCATTTCAAGAATGTCAAGTACATCATTTACTGTGACCGCTTTCTCTTTTTTCTTTTGTTCTTCTGTCTGCTCTTTTGCGTTCCCTGCCTGCGCTGTGAACGTGCCAAAAATAATATCTTGCAATCTTTTAATTGCCTTCAACCCTTTTTTTCCTGTGAACTCTACAACAACAACATTTACGGCTTTATAATCACCGCCATCTTGGTTATAAACTTGTAAAGATTGATTTATTTTGTGTTCCATTTTGTGTTTCCTGTGTTTAATTCGTGAGGGGGGTGCGCCCCCTCTAAGAAGTGATTATATCATATCTAAGGCATATTTTATTATACGCCTTGACCGCCCATAAATACAATTTCAATTGCATCTGTTGTGTCAAATTCCACATCCTCACTGATGCTCATATTGTTAAATGTTTTTGTAAACTGTGTTTTTGTATCAACAATACGAATTGCATTTTTTCCAATGTTTGCCTGCCAAGACTCGAAAAGCTCTACATTTGCCACTGTTGGCATAATTGAAATCGTAACGCTTCCAATCGCTTCTGTGTAGTCCACTTCCTCATATGTCATAACTTTGTCACCAACTGTTGCTGTTTTAACAGTAACTTTTGGTGCGCCACCCTTCCATTTTGGTTTTCCGTTTACGGGTACAGTGACCCCGTTAATTGAAACTGTGTTTGCGTTAATCAATAATGACATTCAATACTCCTTATTTGAAATCGTAGCTAATAGCAACAACGCCATTAAGCCCACAAAATTGTGAAACAATTGCACATGGTGCGTAAACGTCATAAGTACCCGTTGCGCTGTTCAATGTGACTGTCAAATTTGCTTTGAAAGATTTTTGTGCATCTGCACCGCCCTGAACTAATGCAAGGTTTACCATATCATCGTAAAGCCCTACAAGATACGCTTTTACGCTCAATGCGTTTGTCATTGCTACGCCTGCAACCAAATCACCGCCTGTTGCCCTCGTCTGCCCAAACTCTTTTTTACTGTTTGAAAAAAGATACTCTTGAATAGCTAAAGAAGTATCAACCGCATTTAAAAAGTGGAATGTTGTGTCTGCTGTTCCTGTTCCGTCCAATTTGTAGAGCGTTACAATACTTCCAAGTACAACACCGATTGTTGCAGGCACAAAAAGGCTTACCCCTGCACTATTCAAATCTTGTACTTGCTCAATAATCAATTCACCTGTTGGTGCTTTGTAGCTCATTGGTGTATTGTGGTATGGTAAACTTGATTTGTTGATACCGCCGTAAACTTCTTGCGCTTCAATTACCAAATCACCCAATACTGCGCCATCTGTCAAACGCAATGCACGTTTTGCGCCAAATTCTGCTGATGCAAGCAATGGCAATGCGTTAAACTTCATTTCATTAATATTACCAAGCAATACCATTGTTTTTGAATTTTTGCCGTTTGCGTATGCTTTTACCGTTGCCAAACTTCCGTTCATCATTGAAATACCAACACCGCCCATAATTGCGTTTGTTGTGTTTACTCTTGCTTCAAGCCAAGTTTCAAGTGTATCAAAACTCATTGCGCTATCAAAAATTACCGTTTGGTAACGCTTTGTTAATTGTGTCAAAATCCCTGTTGAGTCATAAACACCTGCGCCACCTGTAAATGCTACTGCAACAAATGAAAGCCCCAATACACGGTTTGATGTTGTAATAGTAAGCCCATTTGCAAAATCACCTTTGATTTTGAAACTTACCAATACTAATGTTGCATCTACCCCGTCAATTACTGCTGTAAACGGGTGTGTTGATGCGTTAATTGCGCTGATAATTTTACCTGCAATTACAATATCAGTATCCCCCGAAATTACCGCAACCGAAACTTCAAATGCATCATCACCAATAAAGAATGAAATGTTTTTACTTTCCGTTGCTGTTCCTGTAACATTAATTGCGCCCTGTGCTTTTACACCGCCAACGGGTTCTGCAAGTGGGATAATGTCAATTTCATTTGCTTTGTTGAATTGCTTGATACGATTGTAAGCCATTGTCGCCATGCTTCCAACGCCACAAAGCGGTTCAATCTCTGTTTGCTGAACGTCACCCAACAAAATTTTTGCTGTTGCTGTTCCTGCGCCCTGTGCAATGATTAGGATGCGTTGTTCTCCAAATCCTGCTGTACTGTCGCCTGCTTTTACTTG